TGTTTGTTGCTCATCAAACGGTTGATTTGAGTGGTATGTATGCTATCACTAAGGCGAAGATGGGTAATGTTGTGCATCATAATATGCATAATGTTATTAAGTTGTTTCTTTCTATGTCTAAGGGTGAGATGGAGCGTGAGGCGAATAATATGATTACTTCGCAACGGGCTGTGTGGACTATTGAGAAGACTAAGCAGTTGCCTACGATTGGTTCTACTGGATATTATTATGTGCTGCCACAATTGGGGCAAATTGATGCTCGGCGTGAGTTGATTGATATTGCGATTGAGATGAATGTTATTGTTCGTAAGGGTGCTTGGTATACTTATGGTGATAGTAAATGGAATGGCATGGGAGCTATTGAATTGACTGATAAGCAGGTCAAGGAGATTCAGAAGCTTATTACGGCGTGATCTTTTCGGTTCATACCGATCAGCATATTAAAGATGCTGTAAACATTTTTGGTTATGCTTATGGCTATACCAATATTGTAAAACATTTTAATCAGTTCACTTATCGTGGTAAGCAGTTAGAGGTCGTTGAGAATGATCCTGCTGCTCAGATACAGATGTTTTATATGGAACCTGAATGGCATCATCCTACATCTGGTCAGGATTTTCGTCAGCCTGGTTTTAAAAAACATCATGACCATCAATACAAGATTAATGGTACATATTTAGAGGCTACTCGGGCTTGGGATTGGTGGATTCCTACCATGAAGTCATTTGATGAGATCTGGGTGGGTAATCAGTTCTCTGCGGATGCAGTTGCTAATTCTGGTGTTGAGACTCCTACATATGTTTTTGAATTAGGTATTGATGATATGTGGACACCTTTTAAAAGAGGTAATCGGGAGAAGATTCGTTTCCTTCATGTTGATTCAGATAGTCCTCGCAAGAGGGCGGATCTCGTTGAGAAGGCATTTACCACTCTGTTCAAGGATAATAAAGATGTTACGCTTACGCTAAAGTATCACGGTGGTGCTGAGAGAAGCGTTATGGACTTGTTTAAGATAGAAGAGTCCTCTAGCGAAAATATTATAAGGATTCATCAAACATTAAGTCAACCTGAAATGGTTAAACTTTACCATGACCATGACATCCTGATTTACCCTACAGAGGGTGAAGGGTTTGGACTAATACCTCTTCAAGCTTTGGCTACGGGTATGCCAACAATATCAACAAGTCGGTGGTGCTCGTATGAAAAGTATCTTGGTGACAATATTATTGAATCAACACTAGGTAGGACACAACACACTGGTTATCATACTGGGGATGTGATCCTCCCAGATTTTGATTCAACTGTTGATCTTATGAGGAATGCAGTAGATAATTTTGATGCCCAGTGTGATTATTACTATAAGCAGGCTCCTGCGGTCATTAAAGAATATAACTGGCAAAAGCAGTGCGACAAGATGCTTAACTCTTTAATTAAGCGTGTGGGAATATCTATGTTTAAGCCAGTTAAAGCAATGAATAGAGATAGATATATATATTTTCAAAATGGTGCTGGTTACAGTACTGAATCTGGTACTCTCTTTTCAAGAGAAAACCCCGTACAGAGAGTATCTAATGACGAGTATAATTTGTTGATTAGAAATTCTAATTTTAGAAACCCAACAGATGAAGAAATAAGGAGCAAGTAGTGAGTTACCTAGAAGATGAAATTGAAGAAGTTCGGTCATATATTTCTGAGCCGTTCTCTCAGACTATTGATTGCAATCAGGGCTGGCATCAATTGATTGTTGATTGCCATAGAGAGCTGTCTGCTATTGATCCAGATTATAAACTTTACCAAGTCAAAGAAAAGTTTGGTGGATTGAGGTATTATATAGATTCAAGTTCAAAAGATTATTATGCTCTTCGTGATGTAATCAATAAGTTTGAAAGACTTTCTTTGCAAACATGTGAGTACACTGGAGAGCCTGGAGTCTTGGCTAAAGGAAAGGGCGGGTGGATGAAAACCTTGTCTACAGAAGTGATGTCGGAGTATGGCTATGAAAAAGCATAATATTGTTGTTGTTGTTGGAGCTATTGTTTATTTATTTTTTCTTATTAAGATGTTTCTATGAAAAGAACTGAACAGGAAGAGATTAAGAGAGACAAAGCGAAGGCTGTAAAGAATTCTGGTCGTGGTCTAAGGAAGGGCGATGCTTCGTTGAATAAATTCTTACTTGATTATAAGCATAATGAAAGAACTTTTACTCTTACATTAAAAGCTTGGAACAAAATGCGTAAAGACGCATGGAATGCTAGCTATAAATATCCATGTATTTCTGTTGTATTCGGTGAGAACTCCGAGACAAAGGTTGCTATAATAGACTGGGAAGTGTTTCAAGAGCTAGTGAAGGGAAGCGAGTATGAGTAAGAAGTATAAGTATAGTTTTTTCTGTGATAAATTGTCTGGCTATAAATCAATTGGTTTTGGCATTGGGCATGATGATGGGTATATCGGATTGTATATATTATTTTGGATGGTCGGAATCCAAAGAAAGATGGTAGCAGCGTGAGTCAATATGGTAATCCAATGTTTTTCCAGATTTTAGAAGAGCTACGGGCTCTTCACACAAAGAAAGGGCAGGATTATGGCACTGCGAGCGATCCTCTTGCTAATGTTCGTGCGTCAGTTGATTGGGGTGTCCCAGGTTGGGTTGGTACTTTAATCCGAGCAAATGATAAAGTAATTCGCTTGCAGAGTGCGGCTAAGGGAAGTAAATTAGTCAATGAAGGTGTTGAAGATTCTCTTATAGACCTTGCATCATATGCAATCATTGCTCTTGCATTATATCGTGAAGATAACGATATGAAGCAGGCTGTTGTTGTTACAGAGGATCTAAGAAAGAGCCTACATGCCTGATATTATTGTTGATACAGTCTTTTTATCTGAACAAATGGGTGATAAGGCAAAAGAGTTTACAGAATGTATTCGCATTGTCCAAGACATCATTGAGAATCCTGACCATTATATTGGGATGCAAGCAATTAAGTATGCCAATATGTTGGCTGGTTATAGAACACTTATGATTGTAAAATCACAAGCATTTAAGAGAAGGTCTAGTATTATGAGCGAGCAGGACAAGTTCGTTAATGATGTATGGAAAACCATGTATGAAGCATTATCCGAAAATATTAACGCCCTTAAACTGGCAGCAAGAGGAACAAACTCATGAAAGCAATACAGCAATTAAGAGCACCGAAAGCAGTTGCTCCTGTTGATGGTCCAGTAGTAATGGCAGATTTAGTTGAAGCGATTAATGACCACTTAGCGTTGAGAAACACTCCTAATTTTAAAAAAGTTAATGGTTTCCACCCCAGTTATACAAACCAATGCGCTCGCTATTGGTACTATATGTTTGAAGGGGTAGAAGTAACCCCGTCATTTAGCTCCCAGACTTATCGTATTTTTGATAACGGTCATGCCGTTCACGAAAGACTTTACAGTTATCTTAGGGGGATGGGTATCCTTGTTGGGGAAGAAATTAAAGTTAATCATACTGATCCCCCAATTGAGGGCACTGCAGATGGTATAATTAATTGGTATGGCGAGAAACTAATTGAACTTAAATCAATAAGTCAAGAAGGTTTCCATTACAGACAACTGCATAATAAACCTAAAGATGAACATTACCGACAAGCCCAAATTTACATGGAATGCCTGAACTTGGATTCTGGCTTTGTAATTTACGAAAACAAAAACAACCAACAAATTCTCCCAATCTTTATTGAGAGGGATCAACCGTTTATTGATAAATTATTTAAAAAATATAGGAAGTTCCATGGCTCTTATCTGAGCAAGGAAATTCCAGTGCAACCATATAAGAGGACATCGGCTAACTGTAACTCCTGCGATTTGGTTGCCCACTGCTGGGCAGGAGGAGATCGTAATGATGAAGAGAAGGGGAACGAGCCTTTTTAATTTATGCGAAAGCGTAAATGGACAATGAATCTTTAAAGATTTGTGCTTATGAAGATTGTGGTAAAGAGTTTCATGCAAAAGTTTATAATGCTATTTATTGCTCTGCTGAGTGCCGTAAGATTGTTACAAATAAAAATTTATTAGCGAGTTATTACGAAAAGAAAGCTAATAAAAACAAGAAAAGAATTTGTAAAACAAAAACATGCACTGCTGTATTATCTATATATAATAAAGAAACTATTTGCGAGCAATGTAAAAGAAAGCGTTTTGTAGACAGGCTAGTCTCATGGGGCTGGTCTGAAGAGAACGCTAGGCGTGGTATGGATTGAGCATCAAATCGCTTATCTCGTCTGTAAAAGAAACTAGGGTGCTTGCCATTGACCCGTCTTCGCACTCTCTTGCTTGGGTTATTTATGATGTCACTATGGATAATATTTCTTTAATTGCGTGTGGAAAGATTGATTATAAGAAAGACAAAAATATCTCAGTAAAGTTTGCGATCATTGACAAAGGTTTGTCCAGTATAGTTAAAGAGTATTCCCCTAAACATGCAATAATTGAGCAATCAA